ATATATAATAAAATTAAAAAGCTAGGATTTGGAACTTTATATGATTTAAATTTTGCAAGAACGGTAAATGGTTTACCTATTGTTGAATCTTTCTTTCCAACACGATTGTCTAAATCTCTATTAGAAGAAGAGGGCGAAATGAATATAGATTTAAATTCTTGTAAAAAAATAAACAATTACAATTATTCTATAATGGATTTAGATAACCTATCGAAAGGCAGTTTAAAAGATGTTATAAAAAGTTTAGAAGATTATAAAAATTATATTGATAAAAATATACAAACAATAATTAATACTATAAAATCTTCATATGATAATTATTTTATATTAAATGATGAAATTATAGAAAAGATATATAACAAAAAACCAAAAACAACTGAATTAAAATTAAAAAGCATATTAGAAGAAGATAAAATATTTAATGATAGACTTTTTGAATTGCCTGAACCACATTTTGAAATAAATGTAAATGAAAATTTTGTAGATGATGATATATTTTTTAATGAAGATTTGAGTCTTGAAAATTGTAATCCTGGAATTGACGGAATTTTTAGTCCTGATGACAGAAGTGTTTTTGCAGACATACCAACAGAGGTAGTAGATTTAGCTATAGGAAACAAAGCGGTAAATTAAATATTTTAAATTTATTTTTTTAATTAATATAAGTTTTTTATATTTGTATATATACTTAAAAAGATTAAATTATTATTGCAAATGAAAATTATTGAAAAAGAATACAAAATTTTAGAGGTAGATAAAAAAAATAGAAACCACAGAGCCTACACAAAAAATTTAGTTTCTAATTGGATTAAGGAATGTGAAAATTTTACTGAAGAAAACTCTGGGTTTGATTTAGAATATGCTATTGATGATATAGAAAAAGAAGAAGAAAGAGATATTTATCGTGAATATATATCTAGTTCTTTAAGTTGTGGTATTGTAAATAATCTTAAAATTAAAAAAGGATTTTTATATGGTAATGTTAAATTTAAATTGCCAAGCTCTTGTTTTGATTTAACAAAAGAAATATACGGTGAAGATTTTTCTTTAGATGATTTAGCAATCGTTCCAAAAGGAAAAGGCTCAGTTAAAAATCAAGTAGTACAAGACGATTATGAGTTATATGGATTTAATTTAATCTTATTAAAAGACTCTGCTTTTATAGAAGATGAAAAAGAAAAGGAAATAGCTGAATAATAATATGTCAAAAAAGAAAAAAATATTAGCTATATCTATAGATGGCGTAACTAGAGATTTGTATAACCAGTTTGATACATGGTATAGAAAAGCTTTTATAGTTAATGATTCTATAGTTGAAATGGACGACAATTATAGATATATAGAATCAAAAGAGCCAGACGAAGAAGCTGTTTTGGCTTTGCAAAGAACTATAGATGAAAAGATAAATTTGCCCCTAGATACTTTTGACTTATTGAACCATTACCAGTTTGATACAAGAGAGGATTTAAATAATTTTATGTATAGAGACTATTCTTTTCAAATATTTGCTTCTGCAAATTCTTTTCCTAAATCTATGGACTCTATTAATTTTTTACAAATATTTGGAGATGAAACAGAGTTGTTTGATGTTGTTTTATTTGCTAAATGCGAACAAACTTCAATATCTTCAACATATCATTTTTTGGCAAAAAATGCTTGTAAAATAAGAAATGTAAAGTTTGTAAAGGAATATGAAGAAATTTGGGAAACTGCTGACGTAGTAATCTCAGATTGTCCAGAGATTTTTGAAACAAAGCCAAAAAATAAGAAGTGTATAAAAATAAACCATATGTATAATTCTTATTCAGAAGCTGACTATTCATTTGATTCTATTACACAGATTACAAATCAAAAGTTTATACAAGATATATTTAAGTAACTACTAACCTCTGCTACTACGCATGAACTACTAACTGTTAGAGTGCCCGTCTTTTGGCGGGCATTTTTATTTTTAATACTTTTTTAATTTATCATTTACTTTTGGTAATAGATAATTATTTTTGATTAAAATATAAATTAAAACATATATGGAAACTGTATCTCAAAAAATTTCAGAGACAAAAGAGGAAGAAGCTCAAAAGAGAGAAGATGTCATAAATGGAGTTATAAAAAAATTAGAAAAAAAAGATTATAATATTTTTATATACTGCCCTGCTATGAACACTCCTAGTGGAGGAATTTCTGTTTTGTTCAAACATGCACAAACTTTAAAAGAGGAAGGTTACAATGTTAAAGTTGTTTATGAACCTCAACAAAACAGCAAAGCTTCTATAGAAGCGACAAATAAAGCTCGAATGAAAGGAGCTCAACAACCAGTTATAATTTTTGACAAATTTAACCCTTCTTGGCTAGGAGACTTAAAAGAAGGTATAGAGTTTAGGTGTTTAGCAGAAGGTGAGCTAACTTATACTGATGGAACAACAGAAAAGATAGAAACATTAATGATGAACCCAGAAGATATTATGATTATACCAGAAGGGTTTCCTAATGTTATGGAAAATACTGTTAACCTACCTTGTAAAAGAATTGTTTTTGCTCAAAGTTGGTATTACATACTATCAGGAATGAAAGTAGGACAAAAATGGCAACATTTTGGAATTAAAGATGTAATCTCTATTTCTGATGGAATAACTCAATACATCAATACAATTATGCCTGGGTTAAGCGTTAGAAACTACAAACAATCAATTGACAGAGAGCTTTTCAATGTTCCTGAAAAGTTATCAGAAAAATCTCCTCTAATATCATATATGCCAGGAAGAGGTCCAGAGTCTCAACTAAAAACTAATAATGTAATAAGAACTTTTTATGAGTTTTTCCCACATTATAGATGGGTTAGATTTGCAGCTTTACAAGGTTTATCAAAAGAAGACTTTGCAAAACAATTAAAGTCATCAGCAATAGCATTATATACTGATGAAATTGCTGGGTTCGGTACTTTACCTTTAGAAGCTATGGCTTGTGGAACTCACGTTGTAGGATGGACTCCTTTTGGAAGTAAAGAATATATTAATGAAAACAATGGTTTTTGGGCGGTAAACGGAGACGTTTTCCAGCTAGCAGAATTAATAGGATTTGCATTGGATAGATATTTTGCAGGACTTTTAGATGATGAAAAAGTTTCGCAAGAATATGAAAAAACTCTAAAAAACTATTCAGTTGAAGAAGAGAAAAAATCTATTTTAAAAATTTATAAAGACATAACAAATGAAAGAATTGAAGAACTTAGAAACATTAAATAATAAAAACTTACTAGCAGTATTGCCAGTAGCCAATCTAGAAGATGAAGTTTTAAATGAAACTTTATATAGTTTGGGAAATCAAACAAATCAAACAGATTTACTTATTTTAGTATCAAAAGATTTGTCAAAAGAAGAACTTAAAAGAGTAAGTGAAATAGCAGAAGCTCCAAAAAAGATAATTGTAAAAAATGGAGAGGACGGAAAACCTGTAAATGAAGTTCTAGAGCCAGTAAACAAATTAAATTTTGCCATTAAAGTTACTGAATCTACAAGTTTTTCTTCTGTGTTTAACGATTCATTTAATGAATCAAACGAAAACGGATACAAGTGGTTTTCCATTGTAGACAATGGAGATTTTGTAGAAGAAGATTGGGTTAAACACTTTGAAAGATACTCTTCAGAAATTGAAGACATTTCAATATTTTTACCTTTAACTAGACAAATTTCTGCTGGAAATATGACTGGTCACTTAAACGAAGCTACATGGCTAGAAGGAAAGGCAGAAGTTGCTGGTCAAGCTGATTTACAGCTTTTAATGGCATGGAATTGTCTTTCTCCTACTGGATGCATGTTTAAAGTAGAAGATATAAAAGAATATAGCGAAGAAAGAGACGGCAAATTTTATCCTTTCAAAGAAAATATGAATTTAGCTTCTTCTTATGAGTTTTTCTTAAGAATGATTTATGAAGATTTAAAAACTTACACAATGCCAAGATATGGATATCAAATGAGATTAGATAAAAATAATTCGGCATTTAGTAAGTTCTCTTCAAAAATACCTTCTAATATAACTCAATTAAGTAAAGAAGAAGGAGGAATAACTCAACATGAGTTAGGGTTCTGGATGGAACAGGCTAAATCAGAATATTTTATGTCTGAAGATAGAGAGATAGAATACGAGCCACAAGCTTAATTTCTCTAACGAAAAAGGCAGCCCTGCCAGGCTGCCTTTGTTATACCATAATAAATTTGAGACGACAAACTATATAGGATATTTTACAAATATATGTAATTGTCCTGTAAAAACAAAATAAAATGAAAAATAATGTCAGGACAATCAAAAAAATTAAAACCTCTTAATCAAATAAAGTTTGATTCAGTAGGAGAAGAGTTTGTTTATCTACACGAAAAAATATCGGTATTATCCCCCAAGTTTATAAATCGCTCAGAAGAAACTACAATAGAGTCTTTAAGGGAAGAGTATTCAAGAATAATAAATGAAGAACAAGTAGAAGAAAAGTATAAAAAATCTTCTGTTTATTGGTCTGGAGCTCAAGAAAGAGCTATAGCTAGATATATTGCAGAAAAAGACTTAGATAAAAAAGATAAAATTTTTAGAGAAGATATATATAAGCCTCTAAAAAAGCTGGTAGAAAATATAATATATACATATAAACTTTTTAGAACAGATGTTGAAGTTAGAGAACTTCAAGAAGATTGCATGTCTTTTTTGATTACAAAAATGGACAGATACGACCCTTCAAAAGGAACAAGAGCTTTTGCTTTCTTTGGAACTATAGCCAAACATTATCTTATGGGCGAAAAGAAAGTTTCATATAAAAATATGCAGATTAATATCAATATAGAAGAATCTAATGCAGAATATACATTAGACGAAAAAAATGATAGCAATAATGCAGAAATAGAATCAGAAGCAACAAATTCTGTAGTTTTTAAAGAAATTATACAAAAATTAGAATCTGAATTAGATAATCCTAAAATATTAAAAAACGATAAAAAAGTTATTGAAGCTATAATTTTTATATTTAAAAGACACGAAGTTATAAACATATATAACAAAAATCTTTTATATCATTTAATAAAAGAAAGAACGTTATTACAAACAAAAGAAATAACATATTCGCTTACTAGAATAAGGGAATTTTATAAAAACTTTAAACAAGACTTCTTAAAAGGTTTACAATAAAGTTTTTTTGTTTATCCTATTTATAATAAAAATATTATGGAAGATTTAAACGACAAAAACGATTTAAATTCTATGTTTAAAAGCTTGATAGACAAATCTCTAAAAAACATGGAAGAAGAAAGGGATTTATCTTTAGAAAGATATAGAAGGCAAGACGAAACTATAATAAGCCCTGAAGATTTTATATTACAAGGAAAATTTGCTGTAGACTATTTAAAAGTAGCTGCAGAAAGGTCTAATGCAATGATTGGAGTTGCAAAAATGATAAAAGACATAATATATAAAGATTCAGAAAATAGTGATGATTCTTTAACAGGTTCTGGATTAAGCGATGAATTAAAAAGAAAAATATCAACTTACGTAAGAGAAAACCCAGATAAATAATATGCCTTTTAAAGTTCCATTAAATTCACCTCTGACAGAAGTTCAGGCTAAAGCAGTCTCAAAAGTTAATTCATTGAGAACTTATACGTCTGTTCCTGATAATTTATTTCCAAATTTAAGCGAAGAACAACAGATAAGCACATTTGACTTTTCCTTAAAGTTATTGAATTCTGTTTCTGGAAATGGTGAAGGTGATAAAGTTTTTAATAAGTTCATGAACAAAATATTTGCTGTAGCTGGGCCTGACAGTATTGTTCTTGAAGAAATGATTATTAAAGCTTTAGCAGATTCTTTGGAAGCTAGAGATATATATTTAGCCCCAGAAGGAGTGCCGTCAACTTCTGGAGAAACAATAACAAGTGGAGCAACAGTTTTTTCTGGACAAACTGGTACTACTGAAAATGCTGATGATTTTAGGCAGGTAGATGTAATTGAATATAAGTTCTTTGCAGAAGAAACGCCAATAACAAGCTCTTCTGAAGAAATTCAAGATAATATTGTTAAATATAGTTACTCAATTGACATAGATGAAAGCGCTGATGAAAACAATATAACAATAACAATTATACCATCTTCAACTTTGGGAAATTCCGAAGTAGACAAATTAGATAGTATACAAAAAAGCTATACAGATACAACAGGGAATGAAATATCAGAATCTAATAGAATTGTTGAAGAACTAAAAGAGCAAGCTAAAAATACAGGATTTTCTGAAAATGGACAACAATATCCAAAAGAAGGAGAGGCGTTATCTTCTCAAGCAGTAGAAGTTCAAAATAATCTAGTAATAACTATAAAAAACAATTACGAAAGCGTATTCCCAGAATTTCAAACAACTTATAGTCCATTAGAAGTTGGAGAAAGAACTACAGAAGAAATAATAGATGAACTACAAAATGAAGCCAATAGATTTGGTTTTGTAAATAATGGTATAGAATATCCTAAAACTTCAACCGAAATAGCTGGTATAGAGCCTCCATTTGGAAATATAACTGGTCAGGTTTTTGAAAAAGGAAAAAACGAAACCATACCAGGTGCTATAGTAGAAATTTTAGGAGCTGAACCTAGACTTGTTGTAAAAACAGATTTTGATGGAAAATACAGCATAAATAATGTTAAGGGAGGAAAGTATGATATTTCTGCATCTTATTTTGGAGAAGCTTATGAAGATAGTTTAAAACCTTTATTTACAGTAGTAGGAGGTAAAGACAATCTATTAAATTTTGAACTAGAAGAAAAAATTATATTTGAAGCAACAGGGTCAACAGGCTCAACAAGCTCAACAGAAGGGGTAGAAACAAATCCTGAAGAACAAGAAAAAACAAATGAAGACGTTGATAATTTAATGTCTGGAGGTACTGTTTCTGCTTCTACTGTATTTACTTATAGCTACAACTCAGACATTGTAGATGGTCCGCTTGGTTTAGAGATAGAAACTTATGTTTTTCCATTAGTAAACGGAGAAGAATCAGATGATTATCCTCCATTTACTAGATACACAACTTTAGAAGGTCCTTTAGGATACAGAACCATACCACAATTTGAATCTCAACTTCAAGAAGAAGCACAACAAAAAGGATTCACACCAGACAATGGAATAGTATATCCAAAAACGGATACAGTGGCTTACACTTATACTGTAGTAGGAGAGCCTTTAGAATATTTTTTTACAAGAGAAATAGGAGGAAATACATTAGTTCCTAAAGTAATTAACACTGAAGAACAAGCAGACATTTATTTTAATGCTATTGAGTCTAACGAAAATGACGAGAGTTTAACTGTAAACCTTAAAGTTGAAAATAACAATCCTAACTTACCTACATTTGAAAAATTGTTCACTATAAATCCAGACGATGCCGTGTATTATTTGTCAGACATAGAATCCGAGGTAGATAGTTTTGAAGAAAATTTAGTTTCAAATGGTGCAAATATTATTATAGATGAAAATACTGGTTTAACAAAACAATATCCTGCATCTGCCAAAAGTGTTATATTTAAAGTAGATAACAATGTAGGCTTACCATCATTTACAGCAAGCACAACATCTGATAGTGCAACTGTTGCCGAAGCTTACAACAGCTTACGATTTAGTCATAGTGTTGGTTTTGAAAAAAATGGAATACAATACCCAGCAGAAGGAAGTACTATAACTCAACAGACAATAGTAGATGAAAATGGTAACGAAGTACAGATTCCAGTAATAGGAGAGCCTACTAATGAAGAGTCAGATTCTCTAGATAACATACCAGTTGGTAGTTTAGACGTTCCTTCAGGATTTCAGTTTAGTGCAATAACTTCAAGTATAGTAGCAGATTTACAAAATTCATTAGATGCAATAGTAGACCTTAGTTTTAATCCTGCAGATATAGGTTTAACTAATATTCAATACTTAAACAAATATCTTTTACCAGAATTAATTATAGGAAAAAGAGAATTGGTTAGACAAATAACAACTATGTTATTTGGACCTAAAGAACTAATGAGCGAAGACCCAGAAATACAAGATAAACTATTAAATTCTGCAGCTTGTGGAGAAGCTATGTTTTCTGTAACAAACAATCCTAGTCAAACTGATAAAGATTTAGAATTTAATAGAATAGAGTTAAAAGAACAGTTAAAAAAAGGAAAAATTGAATTAATAATATCTTGTCAAAAAGTAGAAATATCTTTACCAGAAAACTTTATAGAGGAATTTGATTTAGAATCTGCAGAAGTATTAGGAGTATCAGAAGCAGACAGACCAAACCCAGCAACCTCTTTCACTTTGCTTTCAAATTTTATACAAAACGAAGTTCAAGCTCAGAGAAACGCTCAAGACGGAAATCAAGTTAAAAGAAGTTTCTTTCAAATATTAATAGAAAAAATACTACAATATGTTAGCGTTGCATTTTCTGTAAGTCCTGAAATAGAAACTGTATTTAATATTATTAATGTAGAGCTTTCTAAAACTGGTCAAGATGCCATAACTAATCCTTCTGAATTTTTGTCTAGTCCTTGTGATATAAATAATGCTTGTAAAAGTGGAGATGAAGAAGAGTTTAAAAAGAAGTCTGCATTTTCTCAAAGTTTAATAGACTCTCTTTATGCTTTAGTTTTATCAATGATATTAGAAAGGCTTTTAGCTGAATTAAAAATTAAAATTAAAAGAATAATACAACAAAAAGCTCAAGAAAAAATATTAAAATTAAGAAAGAGACTTTTAGAAAGATTTAAAGCTTTAGAATTTGTTGAAGGAGCGGCTAGTTCGGCTTCAAAAGCTGTTGCATTTCAAAATGCCTTTAATTCTAGTGGAATTCAAGATATATTTAATTTAGCAAATCAGAATAGAACTAATTAAAAAATATTAAGATATATTTATAAATATGGGATGTATTAAGCCAAATAAAAAATTACAAAAATCTGAAGCTCTTGCTAACTTTGTATTATTTCTTTTTGAATTTGATAGAGTTAGAATACCTAAATTAAGCTTGTTTGAAATACTTTTATCAGATGCTAGACCTGGACTAGACAGTGATTCTATATCTTCCAACATAATATCTAGATTTCAAAAGGCAGGAATACCAAGCGGACCTCTTCCTGGGGGTGGTACAAACGTTATGGAAGAGTATACTAAAATAATGACAGAAGAAATAGTTGACTCAATACAATCTGATATGAGAATAGATATAGCAGTTAATTCAGGTATGATTGTACAATCTAATGGAGGAAATGCAGGAGGGCCAGTAGCATCAGTAGGCTCTAATCCTTTGCCTCAAGGCGGAAACGCAGTTGCTACTTAATTAATTTATTATGGAAGAAACGGTCAAAAAATCAAAGACTCAGCTATTAAGAGAGTTACAAAATGTAGTTGATGAATTTAATGAAAAAAAGAAATATGTAGATTCTATTTTAGATGAAATAGATTTACTAGAAAAAAAATATTATCAATTAGTTAGTGAAATAAAAGACAATAAGTAATATGTTACCTGACGCTCTATCGAAATATATAACACATTCCGTACAACAACAAGTTGCAACTGCAAGTGATTCTCAAACTACAAAGAATAAAATAATATACTATGCAGAAGTTTTGGACAATTCTGACGCCTCAAAAATGGGAAGAATTACTGTAAAAATAATAGATAAAGACGAAAATGGAAATATAATAGACGGAGGAAAAGACAAAGACAATCCAGAAGCAACAAGTGGAAGAGGAATAGTTGCTTTCCCACTTATACCAGACTTTTTTAGTTCAGTACCAGAACCAGGAGAAATGGTATATATATTATTTGCAAATCCGTCAAAACCAGATAATGATAGATACTATATAGGGCCAATAAGAAGCGTTAAAAACCCAACAACAAAAAGCGAAACACCATCTTCTGCAATAAAATTATTTAACAAATTAAGTTTTTTAGAAAAAAATAAAGCTCAGGCTGGAAATTCTTCTATTGTAGACAATAATGAAAAGTATATATACATAAAAGGAAAAGAAGATTCTGATATTATATTTAAATCTAGAGAAGTCTTAATAAGAGCTGGTTCTATACAAGAAGGTTCTTCTACTTTTGAAAGAAATGAGGAAACTAAATGTTTTATTCAGTTAAGACAAGGTAGTACAGTTTTGCCAGGTTCACCTTTTGATTTAGCAGATAATGTACAAAATTTTTCTCAAACTAATATTGTTGCTTCTAATATAAATTTAATATCTTCAGATGTTCAAGCAGCTAAAAATAGAAGATTAGATGAAAATGGAAATTTAGAAAATAATTCTGTCTTTAAAAACATAGAGATTGACACAAATACCAGACTAGAAGTTTATGGAGAACAAGCAAAAAAATTACACCCTTTAGTCTTGGGAGACGAGTTAGAAAAGTTATTACAAATAATAATAAGATTTTGCCTAAACCATATACATCAGCCTCAAAACCCTGTATCTCCTGAATTTGATGAAGTAGATTATGTAGCTGATTTAAAAGCTTATCAAGAACCTAGTAAAATGGCTGAAATACTTTCGAATTCTGTTAGGACTAACTAGTTCTAACTAATATATCTGTATCAGGATATCTAATTTCAAACATAGACAAAGGAGTTGACAATATAGAGTTATCTATATAGTTTATTAAAGTTCTCCTAGCCCCAGAGTTATTTGTATTACCATTTAAAGCTGCATTATTATTTAAAAACTCAGTAGGACCATTCGCTTGAGAAATTAAAGTAGAAGAGTATCTTCCACCATCTACATTATAAGCTTTAATATCTACAACGTTTATTACACCAGGTATTTCTCTAATATTATCTGTTAATTGAGATATATAAATAGGTTGGTTCATCTCCCAATCATCAACATTAAAGTACTTTTTCATACTTTCTAAAGCTTCTAATCTAATTTCGTTTGCATTATAACTTTTATCTGTTAACAAATCTATTTCAAACATTAAGTTAATAACTTTTGCTCCATTAATTTCAACAAAGTCATTTATTGACCTATACCTAGAAAGATATTCAACAATGTTATTTTTAAGAACGCTGGTAGAATCTTCAGTCAATTTACCATTAGCATCTTTAGATATTATGTATAATTGGATTTTGTTATCATTCACTCTTCCACCAACTCTAAATGGAACTCCATATTTACCAGGCATTTGTTTAACTCTAGACATATAATCTTCTAATGTTATACATCTCTCTTGAGCTGCAAAATTACTTGATGCTCCATATCTTATTTCTTGAACGCTAGGAAGTCCTTTACCTCCTAAGGCTGGTATTATATTAGTGGCTCTAGTAGAAGATAAAACAGCATCATTTTTTTGTGCATCTACACCTAATATTAAAGCGTCTATATTTGATACAGAACCTAAAACTCTACTTCCTATATTTGTTGACTCTCCACCTCCAATTCTATATTTTACAAATAAAGTATGGTCAGCTGGTAGTTTAGAGCCTAAAGAAGTATTGTTAAACATTTTTTTATAATTTATTTCTCCTGCATTTGTAACAGTTAAATTTTGCAAATACTCAGCATAAGCATCAACATTAGGAGTTCCTGAGCCAAAAGTTAGTGTACAACTTCCATCTGGAGCGAAATCTTTAGTAAACCTTCTATTAACTTCAATCCAACTAGCAAAAGAATTTAAAGAGTTTTCATCAGTAAATATTTTATTATCTGCTAAATGTTCTACTTCATAATATTTAATATCAAAATCTTGATAATCAGTGTATGTAGGATTAAAAGTTGAATCAGTTGTAGGGTATGCAATTACATCTACAACTTCTATTACATTAGTTTCTGGTAAATTTACTTCTAAAAAAGCAGTATTAGAATCTTCTTCTGTTATAACTTTTCTAAGAATAGTTGTAGTACCAGCAACACAAAATTCTCTTTTAGTAATTTTATATTCTAATATATTTTGAGAAGCATCAAAAACTGGCTCAACAGTTCTGTTTGCAACACCAGTTTGTGAAAAGTCTGAAGAAAAATCTATTTCAAATTCTGTCTCAAAACTTTGACCTCCACCTTCAATACGCATACCAGGTCTATAAAGAGGTAAATACTGTTCGTCAGGACCTGTACTTATGGCAGGAACTCTAACAACTACATCTACTAGGGTGGAAGCACCTTTTCTTCCAGGAACTTTATATCCTAAAGTTTTTGCTAACCTATATGCAGAGCTTGGTTCACTTACTCCATCTAAGAAAAGTTCATTAAACCTTTTGTCTGTATAATAAGATAATAAATCAGAAACATATGCTAGTAAATCAACTAAAGCCATACCAGCACTACTTACATTAAAGTCTTGCCACTCTTCTGGGAAATATACTTTTAGTATTTTTTCTATATCTGCTGATATAGTATCAAAATCTCTATTCAAATAATTTTGTTTCTTTATTTCTGGCATATCTTTATTATTTTTTTAATTATTCTGATATATTATTATCTCTTGGAATATTTAGTGTTATTGAATCTTTTAGTTCGTAAAAACTTTGTATCTTAAAAAATATTTTTATTGATAAAAAATTTCTATCAGTTTCTGAAGTATCTTCAGAAAAGGTTATATTTTCTATTGTAACTTGAGGTATAAACTCTTCTACTTTTTCTTCTATTTCTAATTTAAGTTGCTTTTTAGAAAAATCATCTAATGGCTCCATTAAATAGTCATAAACAGGAGAGTATAAATTGTTTCTCATGACCCTATGACCTCTTTTTGTGGTTAGCAAAGAAATTAAGTCATCCTTTAAAGCTTCATTTGTGGTTTTGTTTACATCAAATACTCCACCTTGTACTGTGTCTTTAAAAGGAAATTTTATGTTTATGCCTCTTGCCATATTTTTATTTATTATATAAATAAATAGTAAAAGCAAAAAAAATAAAGACTTTTTTCGAGCACTATTTAGATATATATAATAAATATGTTTTTTTAAATAAAATAAAATGGGAAGATTTCGAATATATCCTAGCAAAAGCAATACAATAGCTAGTGGATTTTATGAAGCCTTTAATGCAGGCTATAACCCAGGGAGCATTCTTTGGTACGGAGGCAACTCTACTAGAGCTAGTATTTCAAGATATTTAGTACAATTTGATTTAGATGAATTGCAATCTAAAATAAACTCAAAAGAAATAAATCCAGACTTCGTTTCTTCTTACAGGCTTAGAATGACAAATGTAGTTCCAGATGACGAATTATTAGAATCTGATTTTGAATTTGCAAAAAGAGCAAAAAAAATAGCAACTTCTTTTGATTTGATAGCTTTTCCTATAAATAAATATTGGGACCAAGGAAGAGGTTATGATTTGTTAGGTAGTGAATTTATAAAAACTTCAAGAGGAGATACAAATTTAACTGGATATTCTAATTGGAACTATGCAACAAGTACAACTTTATGGGATGAACCAGGAGTTTTTACAAATCCAACAGGCTCAGTAACTCACTATTCTACTCAACATTTCGATAAAGGAGATGAAGATTTAGATATGGATGTTACAGACATAGTTAAAGATTGGTTGAGTGGAGGTTCTCAAAATAATGGATTTGCTGTAGCTTATGCTAGAGAGTATGAATTAGACAGTGGAGATACTAGATATTTGTCTAGATTTTACACAGAAAAAACAAATAGTACTTTTAAGCCTTTTATAGAAGTAGTCTATGACAATCAAATAATTAGAGATGATAGAGTTAGGGTGGCTAACGATAGAACTTCAAGATTATTTTTAAGTGTTTATAGTGGAAATACATCTGCAAATTATTTTTCTGCAGGTACTGTTTCTATAAAAACAATGTCTAATGTTGATGTGTATACTGGTTTAACTCCAACATTATTAACAAAAGGTTTTTACTATGTAGATGTTTTAATGAGTGCAGCTACCAAGTCTCAAAGATACAAAGATGTGTGGAGTGACGTAACATTTAATCCGGGAGTAGATAAACAAAATTTTGAACAAACATTTCAAATTTTAGGCAGTTATTACACTAACTATCCAAAGAAAACAAATGATTATGTTGTAAGTTTATATGGAATACCTAATAATGCTATAATAAAGAAAGGGGAAGTGATGAGATTGTATGCAGACACTAGAGTTAATTATAGCACAAGAACTCCTAATGAATATTATGGACTAGAATACAGATTAGTAGAAAATCAAATAACTGAAGTTATACCGTGGTCAGAATTTAATACAATAGTGTCAGAAAATTGCTCTCAATTTTTTATTGATGTGGACACTTCTTGGTTAATGGATAATCAAAATTATCAAATAGAACTTAGAGTTAATGAATTAGGCACAAAAAAGGTTTTAAATGAAAGTGTTTATTTTGCTATTTCAATAGATTAAAGTTGACTTTTTATAAATTTTGTTTATAAATTAATTATAGAGTTTTTTAAGTTTTATGTCAGAAAGTATAAAGAAAATAACGGTTAATAGAGACATTCTTGTAGGAACATATTTTACAAATGTAGATATTGACCCTAGACTTTTAAGAAGACTTTTTAAATCAAGAGGATATACCAATACACCTATAACAGGACCTTGGAAACAAATTTTTGAAGAAGGTCAAGAAGCTTATGCAGTAATAGGAAATGACAATCAAGTAGTTGAACTTTTAGATAAAATAGACACTTCTTATTTTAGAAGAAAACCTTTAACTACAGAATATGAATTTTTAGACAAACAAGAAGTTAAGAGTGTTATAAAAGGAAAAAAATATTCTGTAAAATACAATGATGTAATAGCAGATGTAAATCAAATAAATGCAAAATCCGCATTCAATAACGAAGCTCAAATAATTTCTGGAGATAGTGGCTATACAGGAGTTTTCTTTCAAAGAGAAAAGCAAGAAGATTATAATGTAGACATATCTTTAATAAGAAGTTATGATACATTAGATACGTTAAGTGTAAAAAACAATCCATTAGCATCATTTCCAGAGCAAAACTCAGATACAGGAGTTGTTATGGGAACTTTATATGCTAGACAAAAAATATCAGATGAAAGCGGAGAAAGAGTTAAGATACCCTTACAAAATGTTCCTGTTATAATATTTAATCCGTCTGACCAATTTCCAACTGTAGCCTCTTTAGATGAAGAAGGAGATAGAATTACTCTTAATTTTATAGAAAATTCTAACATTCAAGATTATGCAGATGAATTTTCTTTTGTTACAGATTTTGGCTCTGAAAATGCAAGGAAAAAATTAGGTAGAAAACTAAAGCAAGGATTAGAAAATGTAAATCCTATACTAAAAAATAAAAACTCAATAAATGTACCAGAACAATATTTGTACTCTACTGTTACAGATGAAAATGGAGAATTTATAATAGAAAATGTTCCTGTTGGAAATCAAATATTAATGTTTGAAGTTGATTTGTTAAAACAAGGTATGACAAAAGATGAGGTTCAATTTAACTTTTTTCCTTACCCAACATCTTCAGGCCCAAATGTTGATGCTGTTCCTCATTTTTATTTTAGACAAATACCAGTTGGGGTAAGACCTTCTTGGGGAACTTTTAGTACTGGCTATACACAAATTGATATAACTGCAAGTATAGATATGAGAAAGTGGAGTACATATTATGTCTCTCCAATAGCAAATGATGGTAAAAACTTATCAGAATTACTAGCATCAGGAAATTTTGACTCCTTAAATGTTCTTGTAAAAGACATGACAAAAGAAGGTTATCCACTAGTAAATGAAATGGTAGAGGTTTTAGATATATATAGTAGAGATGAAGCACAAAAGACTGGGTGGTTTAATCAAGTTCAAACAACAAAATATCAAGCTCAATTTAGAGGGGATGGATGGAAAGCTTTTAGGCTTCCCGCAAACTTATATGACCCTGAAGGTTACGCCTCTAAAGATTCTGCAAGAAATGGACTGTCAAGCAGAAAGGGAGTTTGGCTTTCTGCTTATGAGATGAAAATGCTTTTTGGAGGAGATGTTGAAACTCCTCTTTATAGAGCTACAGGATTCTTAAGAAAAGAAATTACACAACAGACTGCCCTTCAACAAAAGGCTAGTCACTTTGACATAAATAGAGGACCAGGTTCAGGAAAGGAAGATGCAACAGGTCAACCACCAGAAAGTTCCTTAAATCAATTTCCATACGAAAGACCTTGGACAATAAACTATCCAAACAAATATAGCATACCATCACAACCAAAAAATTCTGAAGGAAAAAATTATAATATAAAACTTCAGCCTAGATTCCAAGATGGAGATATGCCAGGCTTATTTATATATGAAGGCGAAGACGACAATGTAGGTCATGGATACGCTACAATGATAGGTTTGGATTCAAACGAATTTTTGTTTAATAGATTTGGAACTGTAGTAACTAGATATAGAATTTATAAATATGAAAACAATTCAAGGTGGGATGATGAATGGTCTAACGGTTTTAGACCTTATTATCACCAAGGCAATTTTGGAACTGAAGCAAATTATGAAGTAAAAAATGGAGAGCAATATCAAAGGGTTGAGGCTGGGTTTTCTTATTGGCTAAAACCTGAAGGTTGGGGAAGAGTTCAATCTGAAGGATGGGGAGATTTTATGATGAGTTCAGATATAAATGATAAATATTCACTTCCTACTGAAGATTTTAGACCAAAAAGTTACTTACAGTCTGTAAGTTCTGTTTTTAGAGATGGAGAAAAATTATATTTAAATTTAGACGCAAGTCTACCAAATTGGTTACGAGCAGGAGCTTTAGATATTTATAGAGTAATAGATGATGAGCCAGAAGATTTAATAAATCCAAGACCTCCTGAAATTGCCAAATTTATAAAAATAAACTGTGGTGATGTCTTAAAGGCAAACGATAAAGAAAATAACGATAGAACTGAATTGAGAATAGGTACTAAAAATAGACAAGTTAGTATTGCAACTGATATGACTATTGAAATAAAAAACCTTGGAAGTGTAGAGAGGTCAGTAGATGTTGGTGGTGTTAAAAAGTCAATAGAACCTAATGGGGTGGCTGAATTTAATGTAACGACTGGCGCTCAGATTACATTAAGAACAAACACAGATTATGACGCTCTTGAAAATACATATGAAAAAGTGTCTTATCAAGTTAGATGTTTTACTTCAATAAAACGAGCAGGAGTAAGAAGTTCAAATTATCTTAACATTTATGAAGATGGTCAGCCCAATTCTACAGTACAAACTTTTTATTTTGTTACTCAAGTTAGCGGAGGTCAAGGAAATGTAAAATTGGATAGTGATAATAATTTTAAAAAATGTGGCGGTAACAATGGGTTTACTAGAAATGGTACATACTTTTTTAATGGAATTTTGGTAGAAGCTTCTGGAAAGTCTAATGCAACTATTGACCTTGACACTGTTTCTATAGAAACACAGTGTAGTACAGGTGGTTTTGGAATTAGAAGAACAAGTTAAAAGAGTCAATAAATGAAAGAAAAAATAAAAATAGTATTAGGCAAAAAAGATGTTTTCCCTTACGAAAACAATGATACTTTTGTTAATTTAGAACTTTCCAGAGATTCTGATGAATTAGTAAATGAAATAATAAATAATAATTTTAATTTAAATGACCAATTTATAAAAGAAAGAGAAAGGTCTTTAAAGTTTTGTGTTTATGGGATTTGTGAAGCTAATTTTGCAAATACTGAAAATACAAACATACAAATATCAACAAATCATTTAGATTCAATTTATGCTCCTAAATTTAGCACAAACATAGAGCCTAAAGCTTTTCATAATATAAAAACTGTACCACTATCATACAATGGCAGACTAAGTAAAAACATATTTTTAAACAAAAAAAGTTCTTATTATTTTATTTTTGAATTAAGTCCTATTAGAATTAATAATTTAGGAGAAACTAAAGAATTAATTTTAAAAATAAGAAATGATAGAGATAAGGTTTATGCTAATATAAAAATCCCTTTTTTACATTATAATTCAGAAGGAGTTAAAATACCTTTTGGTACAGAAACTGTAGAAATTGATTTAAATGGTAATCAAACTATTGTAGATAATGATTATAAATTTCTTTATGATACTCATTGGATTAGAGCAGATTTAAATTTGCTTAGACCTCCTAAAGTTTCTTTTTTAAATTCTTTAGAAAATGAATTTATAAATAATGCAACTTCTTTATTACAAAACCCTCAAATACAAAACACTTCTAAAGAAGTTATAGATGAGCTTCAAAATTCTATAAATAATTCATTTCAGTCTACAGATATAAACAACGCTACTATAGAAGAAAGTTTTGGAAAAGTAGATGAAAATTTTTCAGAGCCATTTGAATTTTTTGTAAAACTAGATTATCCTAGTGTATATGGAATAGAAGAAGTCGATGTTATTGTAAAGGAAGATGGAACAGTAAGAAACCCTAATAAAGATTTTATTTTTACAACTAAAACTTTAAAATGGGATATAGGAGAGCAATATAAAAAAGTATCAGTAGAAATTGTTGATGATTTATTTGTAGAAGATACAGAAAATGTAACGTTTGGGTTTAATAATTTTAAATATGTAGATGAGAGCGATACGAATAATGAATTCTTTTTAACAATAGAAGACAAAGACAAGCCTATACCTGTTAGGTTTGCAATACCTTCACAAGAAGTTCTTGAAGGCGACAAAACTCTTTCTATAGATGTTTTTCTGGATAGACCAATGAATGTTCCAAATCAAACAGTAACAGTATATGCTGATTTGGCTGAATCTACAGCTATAATCGGAGAAAATTTTTTAGGAACTGACTCTACAACTGTAAACACCACAGTTGAACAAGTTAACTATACAATAAATATAGATGTAAATACAAGAGTTCCGTTTCCTTCACTTTTTGGAGGTTCAAATAAGGCAGGTAAAATTGTAAGAAAAGATGGTGGAAGTTTTTTAGATGATGGATTTTCTGTAGGTTCTGTAATAACATATAATTCACAAAAAAACGGAATTCCTATAGATACAAATTTAGAGATAAAAATAATAGAAGTAACTACAGATACTTTACTTTTAGAAAATGATTCACTTTTTTATAGTAGATTTCCTAATAGAAATGAAAATATAGAAGCAAGCTTTTCTTTTGAATTTGAAAGAGAGATTTTTGGAAAGTTTGAAAAAGTAATTAGCCTTAGAGAAGGAGTTTCTAGTTTTAAGTTTGATATTGATATATTAAATGATTTTAGTTATTCTAACGATTTAAATATAAAATTAAAACTTAAAGACCCAACTCAAAACGCTATTATATCACCAGACGTTGAAAATGAGCATATCATAACCATAAAAGATTCAATGATACCAAATTTTACTAGATTTGTGATTCCTGGAAATAAAGAGAAGGGTTTTGGAATGTTTAGAATGAACGATTATTTACTAACAGAGAGGCAACAGTTAAATTTACTTTG